TCGATACCGAGCAATCTCACGCGTTGGCGGATGAGTACATCGAACCCCAAGTCGATGAGAACGTCGACGGTATCACCATCGACGACTTTCGAACACGAGTCGATTTTGTATTTAAATTCACACGGGGGTTGGTTATAAGTAGTCATTAGTATATATAGAGTGTAGCTGTTTAATCTTTAATTACAATTTACACTTTAATGAATTAATTAATTCTAGTATATCATCTTTACTCTTAGATGTTTCTTTTTGTAGTTCTTTATGACATTCTTTACAAATAGCTTGTAAATTATTATGTTCATAATGATACGCGATCCATTCGTCTGTAAAATCATAATCTTTTTTTAAAAAACATTTAGTATGTTGGTCGGTATCTCCAAACTCATTTGGAATTGTATTTTCTGGTTTTGATTTTAAAAAATTATATACAAGTTTATTAAATGTAAGAGGTGATTTATGATCTGTTATCAATTCTTTTTCGGATTTACATATTTCACAACATTTTTTATCCTTTTTAAAAAGAATTATTTGTTCCAAAATACTCGTACGAAGTGCATCTATAAAATGATCATAATATTTATCTTCATATGATTTTAAAGATTTATTTTTCTTATAACAATCTTTAAAAGAAGTACACTTCGTTTCACCATTTTCTTTTTTCCAATGTAAATTGTATTGGGAAAAAGAATCAGATTTTTTGGTAAAAAAGTCAACTACATTATCAAATTTTAATTTTTCTGCTTCGGGATGCTGACAAAGAATGAATTTCATATTATTAAAATCAATTAATGACTCATATTTGATTGATTTACGTTCTTTACCGTAATACTTTTTATCAAAATCTTGTCTTATTTTCCTTCTTTGATGATCAACATTCATTTTATCCCATATTTCATTCGTTAGTTCTAGTTCATGTGTCATTATAAATTATATTACATACATTCTCTAACTATATTAAATATTACAAATCAAATTCCTTTTTAGTCCCACCATCGTACGCGTTCACAAACCCCGAATCTATCATTTTTTTGTTAATCGAAACCATATCCCTTTTATTTTTGTATACGAAAACGAGTGTTCGACCGTACTTATCGTTTTTCTTACACGAAACCCATACCCACCCGTTTACCTTAAATTTACACTTGAACGGGTTCCATGGAGCACTTTTAGACTTCTCGTCGTACCCTAAAAAACTCGCGAATGTATACTTCGCACGTTTTGCCATGGAAATGTGTTTATCCCTATTTTTCATATCTTTCGGGGGTTTCATTTCGGGTGCGTCGTACCCGACAGTTCGGAAAGTAAATTTTAAAATGCGATTGTGAAGTACGATACACGCCTTAAATGTATCACCGTCGTAGACGTCGGTAACTTTGGCGTACCCTTCATACTTATCGAGACTAAAAACGGGTATGGAAATATCAGTTTTTGATAATTTACGTTTTGTAAAACAGTACATTACATTATATTACAATTTTCTAATTCTTTTAAGTTCAATTTATATAAGGTGAATTAATTCAACCAAGAATATGATGACACTCCCAACACAACGTTGCCACGGGGTACTGTTTATGTAATTCTATAAACTTCCTCAATATTACGTGTGTTTTATATCCTTCTTCACTTCGTGATTCAGATACAGCAATTTTTAAAATTTCGGGTCGAGACTTAATCGTATGTGCATGTGTTAAGACACACTGTTTGCTTTTCTTCGCACCACACCCCAAACACGAGGGTGCACTTCTAAAAAAGTTTTTTACTAAATTGGCGGCATTCGCTTTCGAATAGTGTATTATATTCTCTTCCGGTGTATCCTTTGGAATTGTAATACTATATTTTTCACTCATATTTTGAATTCTTGTTTTTTGTAATTTACAATCTATAAAGTTAATCGAATCTTTTTTCAATTTTCGAAACATACCCGAATTCGTATCGTGTAGATTTTTAATGTTATCATTTATGTACATATCCGATACAAGTTCACATAAATCATCCATTATTTCATCGTTATTTTCTTTATTAATTTTCAAACATCTTGTTTTTTCATCGCGCTCAAATTTATCACCCGTCGTTAGAAATCTATAGACTTCGATCATGGATCGAAATCGCTTACCTTCCGGTGAAAAGTAATAGTTATCGGTCATACCCATGGATTTACCCGATTTTCGAGTTTCTATTTTGACATACCATTCATCGTTTATTTCTTGTCCCTTACTTTTTAGATATTTCTTAAGACTAATAAGAGCCGACATCACACTAGTCTATAAATCACGTATCCTTTTAAGTTCATCGCATATTTTCAAATAATCACCTTCGGGTAAATTTTCTGAGTTTTTATCGATAAGTTCCATAACGGTTCTTGAAACATTTCGTAATGTTATATCTCTATCATACGTAGGTTCCGATAATAATGGGGGACGACATAACCAATCCGTTCCCGTAATCGCCCCGTCATAATTGTATATTTCGCGTATATGCGTTAAGAAATCCCGTAATCGCGTGTAATAAGTTGTTGGTGAACACACCGAGTCGTGTCTAAAAATATAATCTTTAATGACGAGTACATTTTGAGTATCACTCCATAATCCCTTATTATAATTAAACATGGATATTGGTCGAATAGTACCATCCTCGGGCGTCGGTAACGTATCGTTACGGTTAAGATACAATGCATTATAATTAAACGAAAATATAGGAGACGCGTACGCTTCTATACTTTGAACTGGACCCCTACCGCGATCGTTTTCGTATATTACCTTAATGAGTATTTGTTGAATACCTTCACATGGGTTAGGTATAGTTGACCGTATACTACTGTTGACGAAAGGTGTTGACGGCATTTATATATACTTACATTTATTCCTTATCCGGTTTTATAAGAATTTCGGGTGCATCATCAACTATATCAATAACGTACCTACTTTCATTATCTGTAGGAGATACCGTTACAATTCGACATTTATCCGTACTGATCATGGTTTGGTCAGAAACTTTAGTTACTGGTATTGTAATAGGTCGACATAAGAGCATCCACATATTTATATTATACATATAGAAAATATATCTATATTATATAGAAAAAAAATAATATATATCATATAAATAATAATATTATAAAAAATATATATAGAAATTAAACAGTAAAAAAATAAAATCTTCCACTCATTTTCCGAACAGTTGAACAAAAAGTTATTATTGAAAATAAAGTACCTCTTTGAAGGAGTTACTATAGATAAAAATAAAATACTTTTTAAAAAGTCCGAAAATCCGTGGAAGATTTTATTTATTATCTATATGATATAGGTATAATTTTAAATTTTCATAAAATCGTCTAAAAAAGCGTCGGAAAATGCGTGGAAGATTTTATTTTTTTCACTATATGATATAGGTATATTTTTATTATTTTAGATAAAATGACGAAAATAGTCGAAATCTTTCTACAAAAAATCGACGATTAAAAAAAGCGTCCGAAAATCCGTGGAAGATTTTATTTTTTCACTATATGATATAGGTATAATTTTTACAAATAAATATCGTTATTCACGAATAAAAAAATAAGTTTTAATACTAAACAATGAAGCTTGTATTGATAGTATTAATACTTCTCGTACTTATAATGATGTCCAGGACAGAAATGTTTACAGAACAATTTGGGTTCTCTGGATACACCAAACCAGTTGGCCCAATATCTTTAGACGGTATGGAAACAGATTTAACAGGGTATACCGAATCCGGTGAAGATATTTCTGTAACCAATGATCTCATGCAGAAAATGGTTCTTGCAACTAATAAAGAAGTTTCTAAAAGAACGGGACTTTGTACCTATATCATAGAAACAACAGGTGTTAAAAAGTTTGTAGACAAACTTTCAAAACAGGAAATATATAGATGTCAATTCATGACAGTAAAACATAAGGGATTTGCTATGGGTTTTGCTGTTACATCTGATATTAGAATTATTGAAGATGAAGCAGTTGTTTTGAATTTGAAAGCGCAACCAATAGATATAAATCCACCCACAGATCCAAGTATTTACCAAAAATCTATAAAGGGTAAAGAGTTTGAAGATTATACGAATGTGAGACAAAGTGAAATTGATAAAATCAAACATACACAACTTGTAGAAAAAAATATATTAGATCCACAAACCATGTACGGAAAACCACCAGTTGATACCCCCATCGATCCATCTAAACCACTCCCACCAGTTATAAATCCAGAGCAAGGTGCTATTAAGGATAGAATAGTATACCCCCCAAACATGTAAAATTATAAATTAAAAGTTCTAATACATCATAATGATCAGTATCGATGAAATAACACGTATAGCTGAAAAAAGAAATAATTTGAAAAAAGAAACATATACCAAAATATACGAACAAATTTCAAAGAAGATAAGACAGTCAGTCGAATTAGGTAATAAGTATCTATTCTGTCAAATACCTTCTTTTGTTATGGGTTATCCTCATTTTAACAGGATGAAAGCGTTACAATATATAAAACGTCAGTATGAAATAGGTGGGTTTACCGTTCAGGTTATAGGCGAATTCGAATTGTGTATTTCATGGAAACCAATTAAAAAATCTAATAAAAATGATTCAAATAATGAACCATATGACCCAGAAGAATTCCCTACACTTATAAATCTTAAAAAGGCTGCAAATAAATACAGGAGACATGCGTGAGAGTTTAAAGTTTAATAATGTAATTATAATACAAACATGAGCGACCCACTTAATATATTAGTAGAGGCTAAACGTGAATATATAGGTCAATTATGTTTACTTATGTGCCCCGTTATGATTGAAACGTATGAAACCATGTATGAAGAAGCTTATAAACTTTCAAAAGGTAGAAAAGTTCTTGTAATGTACCAGAAACTTTTAAAAGAAGTTCCAAATTGGAGTGACGCTTTATCAAAAACGCATACAGATAATATAACAAATAGATGTGCGTGGTTTAATGATTTATTAGCAGCTGTTTTTGTAAGTTGTGTTAAGATTTTATCAGCAGTTCGATTAAATAAAGAAAATAAGAAGATTTCTCTCAAACTTCCAACGAATGAAGTTTTCATTCAGACGTGTTACAATAACGCAGCAAAGGATTTATATTTAGATCCATATATTTACCACGAAACACAGAACGAACACGCGAGAAATGATAAATTGTATGAGAGATTTTGTACGTGTATCGAAACGTCCGTAAAAGAACTTATACCAGTTCAACAAATATTACAGACGTACATGTCTCAAACACAAGAGGGACAAGACTTGGACGTTGGTGAAGCCGAAGTTGGCGATTCGGAAGACCCCGATCTTATCGATGGTTATGAAGAAGAAACAACCGAGGAACCATTCGAAACACCCGCAGGAGAACCTACTATGGAAGAACATGACATGGAAGGACGTCCAATGGAAGAGTCTATGGAACAATCAATGGAAGACTCTACGGGTGTGCAACAAATCGAACCAGAAAGAATGACTCCATTTGAAAATGAATTCAGGACTATAAATACAAAAACAGGCTCTCAAATGCAACAACAACCACAACAATCACAGGCGGGACACCCAGAAGATGAAGGTGTACTTTTTCCAGACGCATCCGAAACTCGTGCAAAAAAAGTTGGGTATTATTAAATGGAGTTTGAAGACTATTTAAGAGACCCAGCATGGGCCGGTATAATTGCCGGTATGATAACCGCCGGATATATACATTTCAAGGCAAAAATTAATAACGAAGGTAAGCTTCCAGTAAGTGCATATGCAAAACCAGCAACACTTACAGCGATTTTAGTATTTTTTATCGTTAGTAACGGATTAGGTAAGAAAGAGACCATATCAACAGAACCATTTTAATTTTATAACTTAAAGATAATATACGTCATTACTATATAAAAATGGCTTCCGTGACTGCATTCAATGATATGATGGGTCAATTTCTTGTGGAATTACACAAGACATTTCCAGAAGAAAAAGGCTTGAAAAAGTGTTTATCCGCTTTCGACTTAATGAAAGAAGCTAATCCGCGATTAGTTGTCGATGGCTTTATGAACGGTGTTACACCATACGCTGAAAAAATTTCAGCTAAAGATGAAACATTTTTCCTAATTGAATCTAAGAATTTAGATTTCATGAAAGGGGTAGACCTCGAAAAACATTGGGGTACCGCATCAGAAAATACAAAAAGTGCAATTTGGCAATATGTTCAGACCTTATACATGCTTGGAACCACCATAAGTTCTATCCCAGAAGACACACTTTCTATGATCGAAACCGTTGCAAAGCAGTGTGCCGATAAAATGGGTGAAGATGGAGCCGAACTTGATGAAGCTGCTTTGATGAAAACCATGCAGGGTATGTTGGGTGGTATGATGAAAAAATAAACTCACTATATATAAAATGACATCTTGGTTTGAAGATCCAAAACAATTGGTTCGTGTAGATAAAGTTCATGAATTTTGGCCATCAAAAACACAATCTTCAGCAGAGCGTGTTAACGCAACTGCTCGTTTTATCATTTATGCAACCTGTATAATATATCTTATAAAGCGGGATCCACGCATTTTCGTTTTAGGTGCAACCGTACTCGGTGTTCTTTATATAATGGAAAAGTCTGACATGGTTAAAGAAGGTGTTGCAAGACCAACACACGTTTATAATAACCAAGGTAAACCATGTTCCATGCCAACAAAAGATAATCCCATGGGAAATGTGCTTATGTCGGATTATATAGACAGACCAGATAGACCACAATCGTGCCATTACCCAACTGTAAAGGCACCAGTAAACAATTTCCTTACAGGTGATATTAAATACGGACCAGGTCGTTCGCGTTCATCCATGCCCGAATATCAAAGAAACGGGTTATCTAGACAATTTGTAAGTATGCCAGATACATCTTTAGGTGATACACCTTATTACGAATTTATTCATGGTAGTAGAAACACTGGTACGTGTCGCCAAGACAGTACAATGTGTAATCCAGATGCGAGAGGGGTTCAACTCGAAGCATTTGCTGGACTTGATCCAAATGGCGATAAAAGAAGTGGTATGCATAGAGGTTCGGGATTAGCCGCCGGTCACAGTACGTAATTTTAAACAATTTAATAATAAAGTAGTAGATACTCGATTTCCATAAACAAAATCTTTTGTAATAATAAATGGCGTATCAACTCCAACCAGGAATGAAAGTTGTTCAAGATCATGCAATTCCATCCGTATGCGCAACTGAAGAAGTCTTAGTGTATCCCCAGCCCAGTACTCTTAACTATGTTTCAAGTCGTCCAAATACTATGTTATATGGAACTGCACCATACATGGCTGGAAAAGGATCACCAGCACAATACATTAATACATCTGATGAACTCAGACCACAATCCACATCTCGATTTAACAAAGTTTTGGCGAAAACGTACGAAAGAAATTTTCACCCACTCCAAAATGTTGAATGTAAATTACCACTTCAAACACAAACTTACGACGCAACAAGTACACGCGCCGATACACAAAATGGATTATTTCAGCAAAGATATCTCAATAAAAATCTCTCTAACAATTAAGAATGGCTGACCCTATCTCTATAATGGCTATAGCCGGCCTAGTTTATGCCGGACGAAAGTTAAGTCAATCAGAAGAAACATATTCAGTAGAAGGTAATCCTATAGAAGATCAGGAAATCGTTTCAGAATTTTCTGATATAGATGTCACTGCACCACCCGGGTATTTAGGTCCTTTGTCACCACTTGAAGAACCAATGTACCAAAATAAAGAAGAAATCGGTTCATTTGCTGATATTTCACCACAGCAAAGATCGTCTGGTGGAGAGGTTTTAACGATGAGAAACCGCATGTATGATGCGGGGAGAATGAATAACCTTTCCCCAGTTGAAAAACAACTCGTTGGTCCAGGTTTGGGCGTTGGACCAGAAGTACCCGCTTTTGGTGGGAACCAGCAATTGTTTCGTGTTAACCCAGAAAATGTTGGTGCATATCGTTTAACAACTTTACCAGGTAGGTCTGGACCAGCATTTGATTCAAAAGGTGGTAGACGCGGTGTCATCGGTAAGGTTTCACAAAATAGACCAGAAAAGACAGCGTTTCTCCCAGAACGTCTTCCACCATCTGGAGGTCGTGCTCAAGGTATGTCTGGTAGAACTACACGAGCAGAGCATGAACGTACAAAGCGAACAACCAATAGATCCGAAACGGGTTCTAGAACGGATACTTTAGGATTTGCAACTGCAAAGAGAACTGTATCTGCACTTACACGTGCACAAGAACCAACACGTAATAAAAGAGATGGTAACATCGAACATTATCAATACAATAATCAACCCGCACCAGGTATATCTAGTTTTGTAGGTGGTTATTTGAATGCACCAGCTATAAAAATTGGTGAAAAGAGAACATATGGTTCTATGCATACAGCAGAAGATCTTACTAAATATGGTTTCAGACCAGATGATCGTCGTGGTAAGGCTGGTCGTGCAGCGGGTCCAGGTAGAATGAATGTTCGCGCAGGTCCACTTAACCAAGGTGGTATGGTTACAAGTGTTCGTTCCGATACAACGAGAATTGATGGAAGAGTAAATGCAGCAAACGGTGCGTGGACACAACAATATAAAGACAGCGATTATCATAAATTCAACGCTTATAAAGGTCTTGAAAATCCAAATGCTTCTAATATAAGTTTAGACACAGCTAGAAGACAACTCGCGAGTAACCCATTGGTTCACAGTCTTTCGTAATTAATTATATAAAATCGAGAAATACACTCATTAAAATAATAAACACTTATTTTAATGAAGGTACATACCCTAGATATAGACAGCGGTGAACGAGAACCCGTTTTATATCCAAATCCATCTGATTATGTTGTACAACTTAAAAATCCAATTTATGACGTTACAAAGATATCACTCATATCAGCACGTATACATAATAGTCAATACTTGATAAATTCCAGGAACAATCAATTTGATATAAATGGAACAACAGTCACTATACCTATAGGAAACTATAGTGGTAAAGATTTAGCACAGGCTGTTGTTGCCGCATCACCTGTTTTATCATCCGCAAAATTCGAAAAAGAGACTAACGCTATAACGTTTACTGGTAATGCCCCATTTACATTTGAATTTTATGGTGGTACAAATGGATATACATCTGGTACACATGGATATACAACACCACATGATATATTAGGATTACCGGCAAGTAATGTTTCTTCTACAGGTAATACATTAGAAACGGGTAGTCTTAATTTACAAGGTGCCGATGCAATTATTGTTAAATTAAGTAGCGGTTCTGATGAATTTAACAAAACTGTGTTTTCGGAAACACCATTTTATACGGGGCGTATACTTTTCTGTGGTGATGTGATTAATTATTCGGGTGCCGATGATACAGTGGAACATAATTTTGATTCTGGATCACAAAAAACGATATCGAGTTTACGTGTTCAGTTTTACTATAGTAGTAATAATCGATTAATACCATATGATTTTAGAAACGCAAATCATATACTAAAACTTGCAGTAACATGTTCTACTGATAAATTGGAAAATGTAGCTAAAGTGGAAAGAGACTTTTCTCTTCCACCACCTATGAGTATCCCCGAATTAGAGGATCCGCGTAGATGGGATGCATTTGTATCTATATTTCTAGTAGTTGCAACCGGTTTATTTTTATTATTGGTTATGCGTAAACCGAGACTTAACGAGTAACCGCGAAGACTGGCTGGGATGGCTTCGTGACCTTCGAGGAGACACGAGAAATACCAACGTAGACAACAATAGACAAGAGTGTTGTCAAAAGGGCAGTGAGAGTGTAGTTCATACCACCGTTCTTGTTAACTTTGACGACTTGGTTGACAATCCATCTAACCAAGTCCATCCAAGAAAGGGCGGCGGCGAAGGAAAAACCAGCAACAATAGCGTTGAGGGATTGGGATTCGAGTTCTCTAGTAACGAGAGTGACAGTTTCAGCGGCGACAGCGGACATTTTTTTATACTTTATCCTGAGATTTTAATCTGGGAGCAGTTCCTCTTCTATTAAAATTTTTTTATAATATTTCGGTTTCATATATCCTCTTAACATTTTACCCACTTCCACTGGATCTATTTCAGAATCTGTACCTGATACAGACGTTTCTGTTCCCGATTCTGAATCTGTATCAGAATCAGAATCAGAACACTCTTCGTTGCGTATTTTAAAATACCTTGATGTTGTATTCCCCCATCCTTCGGGTTCACATTCAGAGTCAGATATGTTCATTACTATCAATAGCATTTTTTAACATAACTTCTGACGGATTAATGGGTTCCCAAGTACTCCAATTATCATACGCCATATTCATTTTAACAAATTTATATTCTCTCCCTGAATACCTTGTAAATGGTATAAGCTCATCTTCTTCTATTACAATTGCATCGTCTTCTTCGTCAGATGATTCTTCATATATTTCGGGAAAATGTGAACCTAATTTTTTACCAACTTCATTCATGGCACAATATTTCATAGCATATTCCATATCTTCACCAAGGACAATATCACGACCACATGCTTTTGCGTATTCCGCTGCAAGAACCATTGATCGTTCGAGGACAGGCTGTATAATATTAATAGCAGAGTATTGGACTTGCTCTATTAATCGTGTAGTAGCATCTTTTTCTTGTAAATTCATTATAGATTAAACAGTGTTTTAGAAATACCGTTTTCTATACGGAGTATATTATAACTTAGGCCCAAAACTCTAAGTTCTCTTTTACCACTGTTATATGGATTCAAACTTAATTTTAAATACTGGTCTTTAACTAAACTAAAGTTTCTCTGTCCGGTTGGGTACCATCTTTCGGGTTCTAATGCAAAACTATATGAATAGTATCGCCTGAATAATTGCGTTCTAGAATGATGTATTCCACTTTGAACGGCGCGTAAGTTTATAATTTTACCCGTAGTTTCATTTAAAATCACTGTATCATCAAGTGTAAGTTCGAGATAGCGTAAATGTTCGTAATTTATATATTCAGATTTAGCCGAATATATTTCATAATTTAAATCATAATCGAATGCAGATACTAAGTTAGTTTGACTACCTATAAAACCAGGTTCTTTTGGATTTTCTGTTTGGATAAGAAAGAACAACTCTTTTATTGAGTTTTTGAACTCGAGTTTATGTTTAATATCAGTAACACCTGAATCTATTTCAGCCGTTGGACTTTCCTGAATCTGTGTAATAATATAATCCGTTTTCTCACTTAATAGTTTTTGTCTTTCTTCTTCGTTTAGGGATACCATTTCAGTTGTTAATTTTAAATTTTTAATGAGACCCGTTGGTTTCTGTTCTGGAGTTGGGTAAATTGGATGTATATTGTCATATTTATTGTATATACAATCCTGTACGTTTCTCAATTTAATAACAATTTCAATTTCTTGTTCTGTTATTGCACATACCGGTATAGCGAGTTCAGGGTTATTGTAAAAATAAAAGGGTATATCGACAAAATACTTTTTAGATGAAGTTGCATTACCAAGATATCCAATTATACTTAAATCTTTTACTTGCGTTCCAGAAAGTTCTAATGGTGGTTTACCAATGAGTTTAGATAAATTGTGTTGTTTTGTTTGTGTTATATAATTATCCGAATAAATAGCTAAGAAATCTCTTGGTATACGTTGAATAACCTGACCACCAATAAGAAGTTCTACATAATCAATCATAGCATGACCAATGGATTCAACATACCCTGTTCCGGAATAAGGACCACTTGTCCTTTGTTCAATATTATCTAATTCAAATTTTAAACTTACGGTTTTAAGAAGGTCGCCCTGGTTTTGGGGTATAGTACAACGTATAGTATTTCCGAATTCAATTTCACCTTCAACGTCTAAATCAACAAAGAATGGTGCAAAATTAGTATGCTTTTGAAAATTTTTTATAAAATATGTATATTCGGGGTCGTTTGTAAAGAAAGCGTCCTGTGGACCTGATGTCTGTAGCTGAACACGGCCAGCCATTACTAGTATAACTCACTAAAATTTTAAACCCGCTAAACCACTATTTATACGTAAAACGTTATAATTTACAGCATATACTTTTACATTGTGTGCGAAATTTACATCTGGTGATTCAAGATCAATTTCTATTAAGTTATGGGATATTCTACTCATATTTACCTGACCTGTAGGATAATACGTTTCGGGTTTCATAGAAAAACTATAAACCCCGAAATCATTTCCGGTAATACCCGTATAATATTTTAAAGGTTGTTCGTAACTTAACATTAAATTATCAGCATCAATGATTGTATTATTATTAAATTTCATAATAACGTTTTTTATAGGACATAGTTTATGAACGTCTTCACTCTCAGCCATGAAAAACATTTCCTTTATAGGGTTTTTGAAATTAAGCATACCAGATTTTTTAGATTCACCCACTTTGAATTTAAATTGAGATAACTGTAGTTGTGTAATAACATATTCAATTGGACGTGTTAATAAAAAATTTCTTTCATCTTCCATAATGAAAAAGAAATCTGTTACAAGTGAAACTTCTTTAATCGATGAAGATATACCCGCCGGTGGTTGGGATATGGTACCATTACTATATGATACAACTACGTCTTCAATCTTTTTAAATTGTATACGTATTTCTACAAGTTGTTTTGTTAAAGCACATACAGGTATAGCCAAACTTGGGTGTCTGAAAAAGTAAAAAGGTAAAAGTATGTTATAATCCCAATCATATGACACCGGTATATAATTACCATGTCCAGTTAAAAAATAAAGTGTTTGGTCTATATCATCTTTATTGTTATGTATTTGATCGTACATGTATATGTAATCACCCGTTATTCTCTCTATGGTTTGCCCACCAATGACAAGGTCAGCGTATTTTATGATTTGTGAACCTATAGATTCCCGGTACCGAAGACTTTTCACATTTATCTGGCCACCCATACCCGAGTGTTGAGCACAATAATAGTATAAAATTGAGGGTGTAGTTGAAGTGGGTGTAAATGTCACTGTAGGTGTACCGGGATTAGTAA